TAGTTACCCGCCTTGTTAATTTTTTACAAGTCTGACCAATATACTGTTCCCCAGTAATCTTGTTAGTAGAAAGATAAATAACCCCAAATCGTTGCATATTAGGCCATTGGTCCTCTAGACTTGATACCTTTGATTGCAGCACCATGACCACGCATAGTGATACCTTCATTTTCTACCATATCAAAGTTTCCAATAGAAACTCCACCATTTAAAGGTGTCCAGTTTTTACGGGTAGGCATTTCATTTGAATAGCCAATGTCTTTTTCTTGCAATGCTTTACCACCCATTTCATGTGGAACAGCATATTCTTCAGCTGGACCATTATCTCGGTTAGCACCTACATGAATAGCTGGGCTATTCTTTTTAGTGGGTTTTATTTGGTTTTTCATATTAACGACCTCTACCAGAAGATTTCTGATTCATTGCACGAGCCATGTTACGGCCTACAGCTTTCATAGCTTTGCCAGTTACTCCGCCTTTTTTAAGAGTAATTTTTGTGCCTTTGCCACCTTTGTGCTCTTGGGCATCATGCTCTTTAAACGCTTTTTTAATCATAGCTACATCTTGCTTTTTATCAGCAGACATTTCTTTTTTTGATTCTTTATCCATCTTTGCCATTTTTAGCTCCTAAGTTACTGATACTGTTACTGAGTTAATTGTCCCAACAGCAACTAAGCTATTAGGTGTTAAAGCACGATCATATCCACTTGAACCACCAACTGGATACCAACCCCATTGAATCTGTCTACTACCATCCCCAGGATATCCATTCTGGGAAACTGTATTTGCATTGCCATTTAGGGTCTGCAAACCACTTTGACCAGATCCATAATAACTAGTATCAGGTCTAGGCTCCCTTACCGCTTGAGGATCATTGACAGGATACATTCCCAATTGTAATTGAGGTTGATCTGGTTCCCAACACTCTGGGCATACTTTAATGCTAACTTGCTTAGTCTTAATTGTCAGCTTTTTTAACTGAGTAAGTTTATACCGTTGACCACAGCGGTCACATTCGGCAATTGAATACTTACCAGAAGCAAAATTTGACGGCATGACTTACCTTGAATAGAACAAGTTTCGAGGAACCCAGCGAACTGGGGCTGTTTCTCGGTCTTCTTGCGCTGCAAGGTTAAACTGGTCTTCATAGTCCTGTTTTAAGAACATTACCCGTTGCGGGTCAATTCCCTGTAGTTTTATACATAGGAAATAAGCTAAACCAGCTGCCATGCAGTTAATGAAACGGAATGGTACGTCTTGTATATTGACACCTGTTCCAGCATCCTGGACTCTTCTCATGCGCCAGTAGACCAATGTATAAGGTCCACCGCCAGAGTCTGGGGTAGGCCAGATATTGACACAGGGTAAATACTGAGCAATTGCAGTAGTTCCAATAGGGTGACTAGTAGCTGTTGTGCCGTTTTGACCACGCCAGCAGTTTTGTAACTGGTTTCCTACAATATTGGTATAGGCAATAACTTCACTATCTAATTGGATAAATCCAGTAGAACGTAACCCAGTTAGCGTTCCTGTAGGTGATCCTAGCGTAATCGTAGTATCTGTAGAAGCAATAGCCATGCCAGATACTGTATAAGTGGTGACATCAGAATTACCAGACTGCCGATTAAAATAGACTTGTACAGGTCTTCCTGTTGTAAGTTTATTAGGAATGGTAGCGTAAGTGGACTCAGAAATACGGCTAAGATTAATGTCTGTTTGATTCGATATGCTGGCATTACTGGTTCTGGTTTCAAGGTCTAGGATGTCAATTGTGTCGTTTGGAACAGCATAAATACCTTGGTTAGTCACTAATGGAATAGAACATTCTTCTACTGTCCATAGGTTAATACCACGGTTAGCCCACTCAATACTCATTAGATTAAGTGATCTACGGGCTGTTTTAAAGTCATAACCAGAACGTAATTGCGAACCGCAACGCTCAAACGCTTCCTCGACAAGTTCAGCCATGTCTAAGTTAAATACGGAAGTTCCAGACGTATACGCCATTATTTTAAGCCTTTAAGTGTTTTGGCTAATCTAGCACGTTGGCCTAATTTACCTGGCTTTTTTGCTGCTGCTGCTAGTTTTTTTGCTGGGATCTTTTTTCCAGATGGAACTTTTAGCTCCTTGTGGAGTGCTCCTGGTTTTTTGATCGCTTTTTGAATCCACTTTTCTGACATATGTCCTAGCCTTTCTTGGCTGTTTTGGCTGACTTGATAAAGTCTGCTTGGCTGGGAGCACCTTTGGTTCCTGGTTTTCGCATTTTTTCACCAGACCCAGCAGCAATCCGATCACGTTTTTTATGAATGTTTTCATATAAACCACCTTTAGCAAACATATCAGAAGCAGTCAATTTACCTGGATTCTTTAACATCTTTTTGACAATAGGGGCCATGCTGCCAGGAACTTTGGACACTTGAATAGGGCCACTATGTTTAATAGTCCCACCTTTAGCATACATTTCCACATCATTAGGATTATCCGTTCTATGGATAATCTTTTTCTTAGGCATTTTGGAAGGAGCTATATCACCCATTCCACGGCTGGCTCTCATTATTTAACGTACTTTCCACCACACATTTTTTGAACATGATCCATATGGTGCATATGACCAGCAGCATGTTTTTTAAACTCATTTTTATGATGTTTAAATTCGCCTTCTTCATGTGCTTCAATAAAAGCATCATGACGTTTCATATCTGGTCCCATGCGTGGTTCCATTGAATCTTTAACTAATTTATTCATTTACTTCTCCTATGCTCTAGTTTTACCACGAATAGCACAGCCGTCAGCTCTTTTAGATGCTGAAGATACTTTGCCACCTTTTTTGTAATCAATAGGTCCTTGACCGCCTTTTTTTCCAGGCATAAATCCTGGAGGCATATCAGCACCACCACTACCACCTCCACCTCCTCCACCTTTAGAGGATTTGTTGTAATAGCCCATATCTTGAAGTCTTTCAGCATAAGTTCGAGGACGTTCAGCTTCAACTTTTGCTTTAGTTTCTTCAGTCATTTTGCTTATTTCAGCACGAGCACGTTCAGCTTTTTCTAAAGCTTTATCAAACTCGCTAGGACCACGTTTTTGGTTAGGGTTGTATTTTTCACTACCCTCACCATTAAGTGGGTTAACAGGATCTATTGGCTTAACCATATTAAATGGTACGACCCTTCATTTTAGGCATCATTGCACGGGTATGACCACGTTCTGCAATGCCATCACCGTGTGGTTTATGACCACCAGAAGTCTTTACTGAACCCATCTTAGAAGCTCTAATAGTACCGCCTTCAGCATATTTGCTAATCTTTCCACTACCTTCGATGCCAATACGTTTACCAGAATCACCTAAATTAGTACCACGGGTGTGACCGCTTTTTTGAACTTTAGATTCACCAAACTTACCATGTTTATTTGATCCAGCTTCTACATCATATTTCATAGATTTAGGATCGGCTGAACCGCCTTTAGCCATTTTTTTCATTGCACTTCCTCCTTTTTTCATTCCTGGCATAGCACCTGGCATACCACCCATTGGTGCGCCACCCATTGGTGCTACTTGAACTGGAGCTGGTGTGCGTAACGCACGAGCAGCCATCATTGCCATTGCTGGATCTACTGGTTTTGTTTTTTTAGTTGCCATTGCGTTACCACCTTTTCTAAATGTTTTGCCTTTATCGGCTTTTGCAAAATCCTTACCTACAGACTGTGGAACACCAGCTTTTTTAGCAAACTCAGGACTATGTGCAATAGCTTCCATAAAGTTATGCTGTTTTTTACTTTTACTTGGCATTATTTATGCCCTTCAATAACTCGATCAAGCTTTTCTTCCAGCTTATCAAAACGGTTAATAATGCGTTCCATATCGCTACGCACTTCAATTTTAGTAATGTAATCACGGGCTACCTCTTCTCGTGTTTTGTTCAAAAGAATTGATTGACGTTGCATTTCTGCATTTAACTCTTTATTAAGTTCTTTTGCACTATTTAACATGAACATAACCAATCCAAGAATGATGGAAGTTAGCAAGTTCCAGACTGATAATATTGCTGCAATTGCTTCTGGAGTCATTTAACATTTCCATTTTTTTAAACTTTTATTGATCCTACTATCAGGATCTTTAGCAGTCTTCTCTGATGTTAGTTTACTTTTCATACCTTCCATCCTGGCGCAGAATGATTTTTTTCTAGAACCACCTTCTGGTTGAGGTGGTTTAAGATTCATTCCTTCTTTCTTAGCAGAAGCCCTACCTTTAGCATTTAAGCCACCAGTAGGACTTTTTCCTTCTTTACGCTGCCAAGCAGGAGTCTTTGCCATGATTAAGTATTATTTGAATCTGCACTATTTTTAATTAACTTACCTAGGCCCCGTCCTTTTTTGTGGTGA